CTAATGACCATAGTCGTAAAAACTCCTGCTGCCAGCAGCCGTCTGACGACGGTCCAACGCCTATCTGACGAGCTTACTTTGCCTGACGGTACCGCTCCCGACGACGAGATTTTGGGAGCATTCATCGACGAGGCGTCCGCCTTTATAGAGCGCTACACTGGATTTAGGCGTAGAGAAGTTGGGCTCTGATGGCGGCCACAGGTTGATTCTATCTCGCCGGCCAATCAAAAGTATCAATTCCATAAAGTACAAGGGCATTTTGGTGGATTCCTCAGTCTATGAGATTGAGGATGCTATGGCGGGATTTGTTTGGCGCAATGACTCGAAATGGATAAACACTACTGAGATTTCTGAAGGCATAACCAGCAAGTTCTATGGACCTAAGAGAAAGGATTACGAGGTCGAGTACATCGCTGGTTTTGTTTTGCCAGATGACGTTAACAGGGATCTGCCCTATGACATAGAGCGGGCGTGCATAGAATTGTGCATGGTGCGCCGTGAGCGAATCGGAGATTCTTTCGTCTGGTATCAGGATTCGGGAGACCGGAGTCTGCCTCCACATATCAAGGCGATCCTCGACCGATGGAAGGATCTCTCGATATGACGTTCTACTGGAAATACCTGACCCAGAAAGCGACTTGGTGGAGTCGTGGCAATGCGGACGGCTTTGGGGGCTACTCCTTCTCTGCCCCGAAGGTTATAAGCGTCCGTTGGGAGGACAAGGCTGTTCAGATCATGTCTCCAACGGGAGAGGCGAAGATCTCCAGAACGATTGTCTGGGTGAGAGAGACTGACAAGGTAAAGGTTGGCGACTACCTGTATCTGGGCGAGAGCAAGGCTCCGGACCCTACCAAGATAGACGAGGCTTATGAGGTCCAGGAGGTGCGCAGAACCCCTAGCGTGGACGGCACCAAGACCGAAGTGAGGTGCTTCCTTTAATGGCCCTGTTTCCTAAGAAAATAGACCCAAAAACTGGAGAGGGCATTCTAGAAGCCTATCAGGACTTTGTGCGCCTAGTAAGAACGCAGGCTTATGAGGGGATAAACAACGCTGCCTACGTCGTCTATGACAAGTCTCAGATTGAGGTACCTGTATACACAGGCGCCCTGAGAGAGAGCGGCAGAGTCGAGGGTGATAAGAGAGACAAGGCTGAAAATAGCAAGATATTCTATAGGGTTGTTGCCTATGGACTGGGCAAAAAGGTAAATCCTACTCCTAATGCCCCAGATGGCTATGTAAGATATGCCGTCGAGGTCCATGAGGACATGTCCTCCTTGCAGGAGCAGACTCAGAAGGTTTATAAGGCTCTGAAGTCTGTGACTAGGGGTAGCAAATAATGCCTCCCTCTGCGCCATCTGTAGACATAAAGGACATGCTGGTAGAGGCAGGGGTAGGCTCGTTTGGGGGCTCGTCTGGATGGGCCATATTCATAGCTGAGGAACCCCCCTCTCCAGATACCTGCATTACGATCTACGATACCGGGGGCTTCGATCCGAACCCAAAATTTCTTCTCGACTTTCCTACTATACAAATTCGCATAAGAGGAAACGAAAATGGGTTCGTGGAGGCTTATAATAAAGCTCAGCAGATAAAAGACGCTCTTCTGGGGCGAGACGTGGAAGTTCGCAACACGACTCGCTATGATGGTATCTGGATGACTTCGGATATCACTTACATTGGCACGGATGACAGGAACCGCCCGGTATTCGTGACCAACTGGCGGATCGCTCGGGAACCGGATTCGGGCACATTCCGGGTGAGCATGTAGAGAGGACAGAACGATGGCCGCAAAGACCATTCAGGTTTCCAACAACGGTGGGGCTACTTGGTATACCCTTCCGGGCGGTACTGGAGAATACAGTGAGGAAGCTGGTCAGATTGACGACACGATCTTCGGTGCCGCCTATCAGTCTAACGAAGCGGGCATCATTTCGTGGTCTATTAACGCCAACGCCCTTTATAAGGGGTTTGCGGGCTACTTCGCCAAGGTAAAGCAGCCGGGCACCAGCACGGCGTTCACTGGCGAGGCCATGAGCCTCGTTTCGGGCCAGACCTACCAGATCAACAACGCTGCGATGCAGATCTGGGACCGCACTGCCACCTTCGTGGTCTACGACAACGGCACCGACGTGACCAATCAGGTAGTCGAGTTCGACTACCTGTTCGGAAAGATCACGTTCGATGCTGCCTATACTGTGGTTGGTAGCATCACCATCGATGGGGCCTACTTCCCGATGGTCGATCTGGGCACGGCATCCAGCTTCACGCTGACCCAGACGGCGGATGCCATCCAGACCACGGATTTCGCCACTGCTCAGGCAAACGGTGGATATCATACTTACAATCCCGGTCTGAAGACCGTGAGCCTTGAGCTTACGGGCTTCTACAGCGCGTCCAACAACTTCAGCCAGCTTCTCAACAACCGTCAGGAAGTGATCATCGAGATCAATCCTGATGGTTCTGGCAAGTCTCTGGCTCGTGGCTATTTCCGTGCCATTACGCACGGCCAGTCGGGCGATGTGGGCGCGCTTGAGGAGGAGACCATCTCGTTCTCTCTCAATGTGCCCGCCGACGACAAGATCAAGAACGTCTACTCGTGGTATCACGATCCCACGACCACACTTACTCCTGCTGTCCGCATCATTCTTGATGCGTGGGAGCAGGATACGAAGCCTATGGTGCAGTATCTCTACAATGGCACCAACGGCTATCGTGGCACTGCCGTCGTTACGGACGTGTCTCTGGAGTCTTCTCTTGAGGGCATGAACACGTTTACTGCCAACTGGCACCAAGCCTTTTCGCAGCGAGAAGATGATCCTTTTTGGGCAGGAAATAGAATTGAGGCCGCCATCTGTCAAGGATGCTATTGAGATGGCAGAAAGCCAAAATGACGCTGGCGTTCTGGTTGACCTGCTCATTAGGTATGCCTATGTTCCAGGCACTAATGAGCGGGTCTTTGAGGAGGGAGATAGGGAGATCATAAACAATTGGCCTGTCGGCTCATGGATAAAGGAATTTATGGACAAGATGAACAAGCTGTCCAACCTTGATTTGGAGGAAGCTCGAAAAAACTGAAGAAGCGTCCTCTGCTGGCCCTCGTCATGAGGGTTGCAGAGGAGACAGGACACTTCGCTAGGGAGGTGATGGAGCAGCCTATAGATGAGCTGGCCCTGTGGGCAGCATGGATAGAGCTTAAGAACAAGGAACAGGAAAAGGCTATAAAGCGCGCTCAGAACAGGGCGCGCATCGTTCGTCCTAGAGGAAGATAGCCTATGGCCCTTACTGTAGGAGACGTTGTATACAGGATAGGGGCCGACACTTCGGGCCTCAACAAGGCCCTATCGCAGCTAAACAAGTTCAAAAAGGCGGTAACTGACATTGATGCCGCCGCCAAGAAAGTAAAAACTTCCCTAGCCAAAGGTATAACCATAAAGGTCAATTATGGGCAGGTAAACTCGGCTATTAAGTCTCTAAATGCGCTGGCTGCCGCAGCCAACAACGCAAAAAAGGGGCTATCTGGGCTGACATCTAAAAAGATAAATCTTAATGTGGCTGCTAAAGGAATAAAAGACTCGATAAGCGGTCTAGCCAAGCTAGAGTCCAAAATAGACTCTGTTGCTAAGAAAGCAAAAGCTCTACAAATAAACGTATCTACTGCTATGGGCAGCGTTGATGCTGCTGCCGAATCTCTAGCGAAAAGCTATTCTGTCGTAAAAGACAGATCAGACAAGGTATTTAATCAGCAAAAGAAGCAACTGGCCTCCTTAGTTAGACAATACGAAGCATTTAAAACCAGACAGCAGCTAGCTGGATTGCCTGGAGGCATAGGAGCCAATGTTGCCTCCATGCTTAAGCCATTGCAGGAGCAAATAGAGCTTTTTGACACTGCCTATCAGAAGTACAAGAAGTACGCTGCTATATTGGCTCAACAAGGAGAGTTAAAAGGCAACCAGCTAAAAGCCTATAACGAAGCTGTTGCTGTAATGCAAGAACTCAGGGAAGGCGCTCTTAGCATGGATAAATTCAACGATAGCATTATAAAGGCGCAGAACAGCTTAGCTAAGGCTAACAACGAATTTAAAAAGCTGGTAAACAAACAGAAGCTTGCGTCCAAGGTCGAGCTTGAGAAGACCGCCGCTGCGACAAAGATAGACGAGCTTAAAAGACAACTAGAATATCTTAAGGCTAACAGAAAACTCATAGATGCAGCAGACCAAGCTTATAAGAGGTTTGCTTCCTCTCTGGACAAAATAGCTGATAAAGGAGCTGCTACTGCTGGTCAGCTAGCCAAGGCAAAAGCAGAATTCCAGCGGGCCTTCACTACTTTGAGCAGGGAAGCCAAGGTTCTGGAAAAGGGAATGACCAGAACGACTCTGGTCATTGGAAACTTCATTGATGGTATAAAGTCAGTTGGAACTGCATACGCAGCATTCCTAGTGTTCCAAGGATTGCAGGATGCTATAACAGGATTCTTTGAAATATCGGACGCCACTAAGCTGTTAAGGACAAGAGTTAGGCAGGTAACCAAAGACGTAGACGAATTCAACGACGCTTGGAGTGGTATTTTTGCCATAGCGGAGAGGACTAGGTCCGATTTCCAAGCGGTAGGCAAGCTGTACTTCAGAGTTGCTGCTGCTGTTAGGCCATTGGGCCGCTCTCAGGAAGAAGTACTAAAGGTAACAGAAACTGTGAGTGCGGCGCTGTTGGCTGGTGGTGCAAGCTCGATGGTGATGAGCTGAGAGCAGTTCTAGAGAATGCCCAAGTGCTGACCGCCGCTATGGGGCGGCAGTTTGGCATTACGGCTGGCGACGCCAAGTCAATGACTGGCGTGATCATTGAGATGGCCCGCCGTGG